GCCAGTTCCTCCCGGGTCCTATTCAGTAGTATGGTAACACGTTTAAGCTCTTCGTGCTGCACCTTTATCCACCACACCCCTAGCGCCATGACGGCTGTAAATATCATATCGATAATGTTCATTTCCATATATGGCGCTCCTTTTCTTAATTTTTAACATATTTTGAAAATAATTAAAATAAATGCTTTTTGGGTGTTGATATTTGTATGTGTTAGCATTATGTTAACAGTATAGAGTTTTAAAGGAGAAAAAAATGTCAATTGATTGGTCAGATTTAGAAGATAAAGATTTCATGAAAACTTTAAACGACGAGCCTACACCTGAAGAGGACACTCGTGAAAAATTTTCATGCCATCAGTGTAATGGCACTGGTAACTGGAGAGGTGGCGTTAATCGTGATGGCAAAAAGAAGTGCTTTGCTTGCAACGGTAAAGGTTTTTTCTTTAGCAGCTACGCAGACCGATTAAAGAAGCGTCAGCAAGCTGCAAAGCGTAAGGCTGCTAAAAAGCAAGCTGAACGTGAGGCGTTCACTGATAGTAATCAGGAGCTGGTCGAAGCTCTTACACGTATGCAGTGGCACAACATCGCACGCTCACTTCTATCAAGCATTAATGATTATGGCTCATTAACTGATAAGCAAATTGCATTGGCTCATAAAATTGTAACTGAACAGTCTAAGCGTGAGGCTGCACGCGACGCTGAACCTAAGCCAGAAGTAAATCTAGCTAGAGTGAAAGAGATATTTGATACCGCTGTTAAGTCAGGTTTAAAATCACCTAAGCTTAGACTTGAGGGTTTAGTTTTATCCCCGGCTAAAGCTAACAGCAAAAACGCTGGTGCGATTTACGTTAAGGCTGGATCTAGCTTTGAAAGTGAATATTATGGCAAGGTACTTAATGGTCAGTTCTATAAGATGCGTACAGCTCCTGACAGCGTCACTGAGGCACTACAAGCACTTGCTTCTGACCCTACAGCTACAGCGGTAGCTTACGGACGTGAGACAGGCATATGCTCATGCTGTGGGCGCACTCTTACAGATCCTGAGAGTATTGCTCGAGGTATTGGTCCAATATGTGCAGACAACTGGGGACTTTAGGTCCCCAGCCTTGCAGGGGTTGTGATTATAATATCAAGATGTTAACAGGTTGCTGACAAATGGAGGTAGCAATGCAAACACAAATAAAGAAACGAGAGAGAAAGTTGAAAGGCTTTCGTCTTGAGGAAGAGTTAAGCGATCACATCTCTTATGAGGCTGGTAAGCTTGGCATCTCTGACAATGATTATGTCCGGGGTGTATTCGCTAAAGACGCAAAAGAAAAAGGTAAGAAGTTAAAGCATGATTATTGGCATTGATTGCGGCTATAAAACTGGAGGCGTCGGTTTAGTGTCCTGCGAGGGATGGGCAGAAGTTCACGATTTACCAGTATATGACGAGGGTGGAGTGGACGTTAGAGCTTTAACTGACATACTCTACAGCGTTGATAAGGTTAAACATATCTACATTGAAAGGCAGCACGCAATGCCAAAGCAAGGCGTCGTATCGACGTTTAAAATTGGTTACGCATTCGGACAGATAACAAGCACTTGTGCACTATCCCGGATACCGTACTCAATTATCAGCGCCAACACTTGGAAGCGGTCCTTGGGTTTGGCAAAGGATAAAGACGCAAGCAGGAGACTGGCACAGCAATGGTATCCTGACATAGCGTCAGAGTTAAAAAGAAAAAAAGATGAACACAGGGCCGAGGCCCTACTCATCGCAAATTATGGGAGTAAACAAATTGAGTATAGTTCATGACTTATCAAATGAAGAATACCACCTATCACCAGCACTAAGCGCATCTGGGGCGAAAACTATCGCTCAGAAAAGTTTAGCTCACTATAAGTATTCTGAACAAAAATTTTCTCAAGCATTCGACTTGGGAACTGCAACACACACGCTCTGTCTCGAGCCTCACAGATCCGATACGGTATGGTGTGGGCCAGAGACACGTCGGGGCAAGGCTTGGACTGAACAAAAGTCTGAAGCTGATGAAGCCGGTGCAATATTATTAACCGAGGCTGAATATAAGCAGGCTCACGATATGGCTAAGGCCGTGTGGGCTAATGAAGAGGCCGCCAAGCTACTATCTGGTGACATTATGATAGAGCCCAGCGTCTTTACAAAAGATCACGTCCGGGACGTTGAGTTACGTTGCCGCCCGGATGCATGGAGAAAAGATATAGCGGCGTTAATAGATTTAAAGACAACCATTGACCCATCGCCTGCCGGGTTTGCATCGCAGGCCGGGAAACTTGGCTACCACATACAGGATCAATTCTATCGTATGTGCTTGGCCCTCGAGGGTCACGAGGTAGACCGGTTTGTCTTTATAGCCGTTGATAAGAATGGACCGCCCTACTGTGTGGGCGTCTATGAGCTTGACGAGCGATCTCTGCAAGAGGGCAGAGCCGCCGTTGAAGTTGCGCTGGATCGTTACGTGACGGCGCAAAAAACCGGTGTATGGCCGTATGACTATGGAGAGTTGCAAACGATCCAAATACCGCCGTATACTTTTAAATTCACTCAAGAGCACAAATAGTCAGGAGACACACGATGCCAATTACATTTGAAAGTGAAAACACCTCTGATATGTCTTACGTCAGAGTAAATTTACCACAGAATAAGTGGACAATAAAAACGCCAACCGGAGACATTGAGGAAATCGATATGTCGAAGGGTATCGCCATTGACATTAAAAACGTCGTCTTTGGCTGGCTACATATAGACGTGGGAGTAAGGGAATTCCTTGCTTGGCCTTCACCGGCGCAGCCATTAGAGAAGCCTGAAGGGAGCCCTCATAAAAAAGGGTTTGAGGTTGATTGCTGGGCCAATGGACGCGAGGCACAATTTAGCAACAACAGTTTTGGCGCTGGCCAGTTCATAGCTAAGTTGTACAACCAAGTCGAAAACGATCCTAACTTTGCGACTAAAATTCCAGTCGTGCAAGTTACGACGTCAACTCCCGTTGTGGTAGGTAAGGGAACGTCTTACGATGTAGGCTTTAACGTCGCGTCATGGATTGACCGTCCTACGGGTGGTGGACAGGCCCAACCTCAGGCCGCTGCTTCAAGCTACGAAGCTCCGGCAGCTTCGGCAACTGAGAAGAAAGACTTTGGGTTCTAACAATGGTAGCCCCGGTGAAATACCCGGGGCTATTCCCAGGATAGAAGTCAATAAAATCAACAACTTAGGGAGATAGAAATGTCCGAGGCATACTTTCAAAAGGTGAAAGAAAGCGCGGTCAGTGATGTAATGGTGACCTTAAAGGGCGGTAGAAATGAGACGCTTAACAAGGCAGCATATGCACTGGGAAGGCACGCGCACTTAGCGCCGTCTAATATAGATTTGGCGATTATGGAATTACACACGGCTGCAAAGTCAGTCGGCCTACACGACTTAGAGATTAAGGCGACGATAGGCTCAGGGTTTAAGCGTGGAGGCGAAAACCCAAAAATTTTAGAGAACTCAGATGCGACGCCATACACGGTATCAGAATTCGATAGATTGATTGGACGTTTGGCAAGTAAGGAAATGCTGGTACGTGACCAAGAGACGCGCAAGGAAAAGATACAGAAGGCAAAAGAGGCATGGGATAGAGCCGTACCGATTAGTCGCGATAATAAAGATGCAATACGCCCGGCGTTATTATACCTCAACTCACGGGGCCTGAGAGCGTCTACAGCAACGAATGTAGCACGCTTTAGCCCTAACGTGTACGACGGACCAGCAATCATATTCCCGGCACTCAGTTCGGAGGGTGAGGTGCAGGGCATACAGGCCGTGCTTTTAACGCCTGAGGGTAAGAAGCGTATACACAATGGTATATCCAAGTATAGCCGAGGCGTTATTGCTGGTAACGTCATGCGTATTGGTGATGAACACGACGGGGCTGCAATCGTTATGGTGGAGGGCCCGGAGGATGCACTGTCCGTTCATCAGGCGACAAAAGATAAAACGGAGGCGACGATAGTCTGCACATTCGGTAAGGCCGGGATGCAGTCATACAACGTCCCTAGAGCCTCAGACGTTACGATATGCGCCGATCCTGATTTAGATGTAGACAAGTGCGCCGATGTGCTCAGTGGCGACGGTAGCACGTCTGTATATGTTGTTAGGTTTAATGAGCTGGGCGCCGAGAATGTTGTCGATGCAAACGACTATCTAAGAGAAGTCGGCGAGGATAAGTTAAGAGAGGCTCTAACGCTGGCAAAGCCGGTAGAGCAGGTGAAACAGGAAATCATCGAGGCGGAGAGGCAATGGCCGACGCCGTATGATCCGATTGACCCGGCGAAAATACCAGCGCGTCGCTGGATATATGGACGTCACTACATAAGATCTAATGTGTCAGTGTTGGCGTCGGCTGGCGGCATTGGTAAGACGTCAATGCAGACAGTTGAGGCGCTGGCCATCGCAACGGGTAAGGCGCTGCTAGAGGATCTTGTGCACGAGAAGTGCAACGTCTGGCTCATTAACCTCGAGGACCCGATGGAGGAGATGCAGCGCCGGGTAGCGGCGGCAATGATGCACTACAATATAAAAGCAGAAGAGATCAGAGGAAAATTGTTTCTCGACGCTGGACGCGATCTCAAGATTATGTTTGCCAAGCAATCACGGGATGGGCTCGACGTAGACGAGGAACTCAGGGAATACATGGCAGAGAAAATAGAGCAGAATAATATTGGCATGGTGTTCGTAGATCCTTGGGTTGGCGCTAACCAGATTAACGAGAATGATAATGTGGCAATGAATGCGGCGATATCCAGTGTCAGAGCAATAGCCGACAAGACGGATTGTGCATTTGTCTTAACGCATCACATACGAAAGATGCACGGCGATGATGCGACGGTGGATAGCGTCAGGGGCGCAGGGTCACTTATCGGAGCAGCAAGAGCTGCGAGAGTTATTAACAAGGTCAGTCAGGAAGACGCGCTGAAGCTGGGCGTCAGTGAACACGAAAGCTTAGGGATATTTCGTGTCGATGACGGCAAGGCTAACTTGGCTCCGCCAGCGGAGAAGGCGGTGTACAGACGTATGGAGGGCGTGCAGCTTCCTAACGGTGAATATGTCGGCGTCGCGGTTACGTTTAAAATGCCTGACCTCTTTGATGGCGTGACAACGCGAGACGCTATGAAGGTGCAGCGGGTAGTTGGGCAGGCGCTGGAAGATGGTGACCCGTACAAACAAAGCGTGCAGGCTAAGATGTGGGTAGGTGTAGCCGTGGCAGAGGTTTTAAATCTTGACGTGGAAAAGAAACACGAAAAGGCGAAAATTCGTGCTATAGTGAAGCAGTGGCTGGAGACAGACGTCTTACGTGTCGATCAGTTCTACGACAAGCGTCAGGCAAGAGAGGTCCCAGTTGTAGCCGTTGGAACGTGGATAACAGGAGAAGAGGCAGGGCTATCATGAGTGATGATGTAATAATTGCCAGGCTAGTATGGTCTGAGGATCTTGATAAATACGAGATAGAGTGGAACCATAAAAATTGTAGAACGAAAAACATATGGAAGGAAAGTGACCAAACAGAAGCCGTCAGAGCGTGCGACGATGGAATATCTGACCTTATGTTCTTCCGTATGGTGTTAACAGGGATGGACCAGATAACAAGTGATGGGAATACAATTCACTAATTCCTCACTTCGTTTTTCAAGGTGAGGAACAGGTGAGGAAGTGAGGAAAAATAGCCTCAAAAACCTTCCTCCTCACCTTAACGTATATATATACGTAAGTGAGGAGGCGGTGAGGTGAGGTGAGGAAACTAAGTGAGGAAAAGTGAGGGAGACTAGCATGGTAATGAGAAAGAAAAAGAGAATAACTTTAAACGAAGCAGAAAGGAAAGGACGTGACATACTTGGCAAACCTGAAGGTGGCGGTTTCGTTATTAAAGCAGAAGTCGTTGGACAACTTAAACCGCTGGATCGTATCGCCCGTGAAAAAGTTAATAAATGGGGTGACACGTTACCTACGTTTGTTCCGCCAGAAATGGCTGGACGTTTTGAGGCGGCTTACGATGCGTTAAGAGATGCCGTCGAGGCAAACGACGTAATGACAACAAATCAAATCGCCGGGCAGCTTATGAGGGCTTGGGACGTGCTGGAGAAAACAGCGCTCGAGGCTGGTCATAAGCCTCCGGCTGAGGATTGTTATTGTGTTGAGCTCGATGGCGAGAATATTGTTTGCATCGCATCCAAGAATGCTCATGTGCTACGTGAGAAGTATAAGCACTGGGTAGTTTACAGTTTTGAGGATGTTGCTAGAATATTATCCAATGACTTTACGGCTAAGTTTCTGGAGGCTGCTTACGACAGTTTTCCGAAAGCAAAGATAACGACAGTCATTAGGGATGGAGTTGATCAGTCAATAAATTGGGAAATAGGAGACGAGATACCGTGGTAAAGATGAATAGGGATGAAATTTTAAAAGAAGCAATGAAAGTCATAAACAATGATCGGAATGCTGATTACGGAGATGCTAAGGAAAATTTCGATAACACGGCTGAACTTTGGTCTGCTTACGCTGGCCATAAATTTAGTGCAGTCGATGTGGCAGTAATGATGATATTGCTTAAAGTATCGAGAGTAAGAGTATCGCCGGACAAAGCAGATCATTGGGTAGACATTTGCGGGTATTCAGCATTAGCAGGAGGTTTAAACTCAAATGGTGGGTAAAGTTGGTAAGGCTAAGATTGCAGCAATAGAAAAGATTGGAGAGGAGGAAGTGCTGGAGAGAATATCTACTGGCACTTCAGTTAGAACTCTCATGAAAGAATTCGAAGTCGGTTATAAATTGTTTGCTATGTGGCTCGACGCTGAAGATGGTAGGCGAGGTAGATACGAACAGGCTTTAGTTGAGGCTGGAAACTTTTATGCAGAGCGTGCAGTTGATACAGCTCAAAACGCAGAGCCAGAAACTGTAAACGTATCAAGATTAAAGGTTGATACTGATAAGTGGATAGCAAGTAAACTTAATCAGAAATACGATACAAGGCAGCGTGATGTGGCAATAAATATAAGCGTTAATGACTTACACGCTCAAGCAGCTCAGTTACTTGGCGATGTTATCGATGGCGAAGCTGAGGAAGTTTAACCGTGATTTCACAC